CCCATATCCCCACGGCTTCCTCCTGTTACTTACCCACTCCTTCATTTAAGAAATGCATCGTAGGTTACTGCCACAGACTGTCAGCGTCGGAGCTATGCGTCATAGCCCAGAGCTGGTCAAAGCATTCTTCTGGAGTCATGTCTGTCTTCGGCATCTCAAGAGCAGGGAGGTCGACGTCGATTAGTGCGCCTTTGCCCAAGTGTGCATTGAAGAACAGTTCACCACCGTTAGCACCAATGATGAGGCCCAGAACCCTAGCATCAGGAACCTGGACTAGTGTCTCATCAACCATGTGTAGGCCGGTCTTGTCCACATACACATGAGTATTGGCATAATCCTGGGGATTAACGACTGATATGTGCTCATCTGAGTCCACGCCCCCAATCACAGTCATTGATGCCACGGTGTCCCGATCCGGGGGCTCCCACCGGTATATGGGCTCAGGCCTTCTTGACATTCGCCACCCCAATACTGGCCCTGTCCAGCATGTCTGGGTGCCACTATGCCCCTTGAGGAAGGCTCTTGCACATACACCCTTAATTGCCGAGTACCAGTATCCACCTGTTGCGATTGATAGCAGAAACTTCGCCCTTTCATAGGGCCTCAGCAGCTTATTCTTGCTACGCGAGAGTGGCTTATCTGCAATATAAAGCCTGCGGCACCCGTCTCTTGTGTCAAGTGCAGCAGCCATTGGTGCCTTGCAGTAGGTGTGACGGGTATTCTCAGACCATAGGCGCTCAACAGTGACGTTCGGAATCACATCAAAATCGCCATGCTGGAAGGCACTTATCTCTGAGGCTTGCGGACCAGCGCCATACCATTGGCGTGTTTTGACAAATCCCTGTAATGCCAGGACCACGTTCGCCCCGCTACGGCCTCGAATGTGATGGTGGGAGCGAGGCACAGCAGTCTCGGCGTCAAAGTCCACTGAGCAAGAGTACGGAGACCCACGCCATACTGCATGGTAGTGGGCAGTCCCAGCACTAGCATAATTAAAGGCAAGTACGGGCGTGTCAGGGTACTTGTCTTCCAGATCCCTTAGGTACTCCACGGCGTCCTCAGACATGTCTGGCCAATATTCTTGGACATTGATATCAGGCCCAAGTGCCACCTTCTCAGCAACCACCCCAATGACGCATGATTGCATGATTGACCATGATAGCACAGATTTCCCACCATAAAGATTGTGTTCTGGGATTGCCCGATACGCCACCGAGGCATCATACAGGGCAAGTAGGCGCCGCTGTTCAGCGCCGAACTCTGTCACAATCTGGCTACCGGACCTTTGTATCACATGTTTGCCAAAAGGTGTGAGGCCATAGCACGATAGGATGAAACTGGGCTTTCGGTGCTGAGGTGCTTTGGACTTCTTCCTTGTGATGGGCTCTGGAAACCTTAGGCGGGTGGGCTTGATTGGTCGCACAAAGGACCCATAGACTTTGCTCAGGGTTACTGCATCAGGCGACGGTGTCGTGGACTTACATTTGCTTGAAATAAAATCAATCCAGGTGAAGGTGGCTTCTAGCATGGGAGATTTAGAGAACTCATGCCCAAGGCAAGGACCCGGATCCACAATTCTGTTTCTGACTCTCTGAGCTACCCGCCCGATATTCCTATTCCTAGCTGATGAAAGCAAGGATGTCCGTGTCTGATCCAGCATGTTTGCCTGATGCAAGTACCCTTTCTTCCGCAGAGCTTCGGCCCGATTCCTGACAAGCAAGAGCGCGTGTGCATGCTGCTTCTTCATCTTGATCGAGACATGAGATAGTATCGTGAAGGCTAAGTCACGCGCATGTATGTCTGAAGAGTCCGATTCGCTACGCTTGTCCATCGAGAGCTGTATCATGGCGCTCCTGGTTGCTTCCGGAAGAAGGCTTGCAGGCTTCTGCAGTATGGTAGTCCGACTGCAGCCTGTGATAAGGTTAGGTGGAATCACATCACAGTTGTGCAGGAAATTAAGCTCTGCGCCAGTGAGCTTCCAGCGCTGTTCCACAGCATCGAGTGCCATGAAGTGGGCAATGCTGCCAACAGACAATCCCATTCCGAGAAGGGCTATTCCCCTCCCGTATGCTTGCGCGTTCAGCAGATCCCCTATCAAGGATGGTGCTGATGCTCTGGTGAGCTGACAGATCATCTCTCGGAATCCAAGAATAGGGCATGAAACACCAATACCATTGTCCTGTGAGTTGAACTCACCGGCAGTGCCCGAGGATTTCTCCTTTGCAAGGTTGGGAAGCACACTTACAGATCGCAGTGCTGTCTCACGGCATGCACGCTGGACCTTCAGGAAAGCATGGCATGCTCTTTGGGACATCGACCTGTCAAACCCTGGGTCTGAAGAGGGGCGGTCAAGCATTGAAACCACAGTGGAGTCGTCAGATGTCACGAGGGGGACCGCGTAGACGACAGCTTTGCGCCCCCGCACTCTGATCTGAGCATGGCAGGCAGCGGATATGCTGATAAGCAAAGCGCCCCCATGCTCAAGGCTCATGCCAACATGGGACATGCCTTGGCCTGTGTGTGAGGAGGTGCAGTACCACCTCAAGTCATCGATCCCATTAGCCCCAATTTTGGGCATTCCGTTCACCCAATCCCGAACCTTGGCCAACAGCACTTGCTCATCAGGGCCCCGGTCTTGGGAGAGGCGCTTGGCAATTTCTGCATCAATACATGTATCCAGGACCATCCTCCTGGACGCAAGCCGCGCGTATACTGATGATGCATATGCTAGGTGTGCACTTCCACCCCAAGACGCCAAGATGCGGCAGGTGATAGCAACGGCGATGTTTGACATCATGGCTGCGAAGCGCGATGCGTCAGAAGATTGGACCACCCCTCCCGTCAGCAGTGCCTCAGAACTCTTTGCGTAGAAATACGCATCTTTGTCCTTTCTTTTGAGCATGTCGATGCTAGTCGTACGCCCATACTCACCGCATATATGCTCAGCATCGTTGAGTGCGATCCTACTGTCAGGATCAGTGATGGAGATCTCTCTGTCCTTGAGTTCCCCGTTCTTGGGGTGGTTCATGAAATATGGGCGATCCGCATAGAAGAACCTGGTCAACGGGCTGAGCACTGAGAGATATGTGTCGAGACCCTGTTTTAGGATCATTTCGGCCACGGTACCCGTCTCAAGTATGCCATTCTTTGTTATGCGGGCTGAGTGCCTCACGGTGAGGTGAGAGACCATGTTCCTGGCTCTTCCACCGTACGAGAAGGTGCGGTCGAAACCCTTAGGGGAGCCTTGAAGCATGAGAGCATATGCACTCGCCATGGAGCCAAAGCATGACCAACCAAACTTGCCGCCGGTATCTAGAGCACATGAGGCCACGACCGATGCCTTGATATCATCGTACGTGATCACCGGTTGCGAGATCAGTGCGTACTGGCTCATTAGATCATCCATGCGTGCCTGCATTGTGGCCTCCTGGTCTGCATACTCACCGAAGAGACCTATGACGCAGTCTGTCAGATGCTTGCGTGTGTCTGCAAGGCCGTCGGGCACCCACACTTGCCAGTAGGCCTCAAGCTGGGAGAAAGCACGTGGGAGTCCCAAAAGCGGGCATCGTGCCTTATACTGATCGCGCTCTACCCATTGTGTCAGACATTCACGTAGAGCCTCAAGATAAATGATGCATGTAAGTGTTTTGGGAGGCTTGAGCTTCTTGGCGATTGCGTCAAAGGGCGGAGATGGTGAGCTTAAGGATGTAGACAGGTATCTGCATGTGATGAGGTTAGCGCCACTTGCCCAAGTTGCAGAAATAGACGTCATAACGAGTTTCTGCCAAGCCAACTGTATCTCGTCCAGTGATGCACCTGATGCCCGTGACATCGTGAGCATTGTGAAGAGAGTCAACTTTAGCCGACGTGGCGCCATGCCTGCGTGCTCCATCTCCTGAGATCGCAGCCTCTGCCTTGGCCACAGGAAAACAGGCTTCTCTTCCTCAGGAGAAATGTTGACGGATCCGAGAGTCTCGAATGTTGACACTGCAAACCAGTCGATCCTATAACCCTCTGGGCTGTTTGGCCGATCCCGAACTCTGAAGAAAATCAGCACCTTACCTTTGTACACCAGGCTTGATCTCCAAACTTTGTTACTGGACACTGGGCTCCCATCGACAGCCCTGACGACATCAGCTCTCACTTCAGCAAATTGTGCTGCAGAAGATGCTGCGTAGATCTTGGTAGCCATCACCCACAGGTCATAGTCTGATATGTCAGATTTAACGTTGGGGCCCGGGCCACCGTGGCTCAAGCCTGATGTATACAGCATATTGGAGTTGATGATCCGTGCAAACTCTTGGACATCTGCCGCCGGGAACAAACCCACTGCAGGGAAGTCCTCAAGCATTTTGTCACCGTGCTGGACCAGCATATCCGGAGCAAGGAGTGATGCGACGTGTGCCCTTGAAGGGAGCATGAATTCCTCACCCATGATAGCGAGGGGTATCGCCACGTCATACAGGCCTGTAATAGGTGTGACCGGGAGTGGTGGCACCGCGTATCGGTCGTGGAGGTTGAGTGCATTGATAGCTGAGATGATATTCTGAGCCTTCTCCCGGAAAGTGCGACCGGGGGCGCTGAAGTCTGTAGCCCGGGCTTTGTCTATGCAGGCCTCAACCACAGCGTGATAGGACATGGACGACACGGCCTGCTGTGATGCCTGGGACATTCTAGTGATGGTGTTGAGGATTCTGTACTGCATTGCCAGGTCCATGGGCAGGGCTTTGAGGTCAGGCTGCCCATAAAAGGAAGCGTGCTCTACCGCAAGTGAGCATGCAATCGCTGCCCCAAAGGCTTTGGCTACAGGTTCCACGCATGAGAGTGCAAATAGGTACCCAAGATCATACTTTGACAGCGACGCCATCTTCTTCCGCAGCTTAACCTTCTGCCAAATGCCCGCTGTGCTTGTGATGTCAATGTGAAGTGCACCACCTGCCTGGAGTCCAAGCTTGAGCTCATCATCTGGTATTAGGATGTCGGCACCGTCAACCTCGCATCTGACCTCAGGAATGCCAGCATCCGCCACGGCGGCTGCAAGCACAGCAGACACCATCTGGTGTAGTATGTGGCTGCCCGAAGCACATGCTAACCCCTCCCCGGCAGTGGCAGCGAAGAGCTCGGAGAGCGCAAGATTGGCTCCCGACCAGTCGAGTGTGACCTCGACATTCTGAGTCAAATTATAACTGTGATGGCCCACATTGTGCATCTCTCCATCCTGCATTAAGGCCATGACCATTCCCCCTTTTGGACGGCTATTGGAGTGCAGCGCGCCTGTGTTGCCGGTCACATGACTGTCGACGGTGGATGATGACCTCCAGTCTTGGATCGCGTCCCCGGGTAGGACAGCATCAGCCTGGGAGAAATGCGTCTCTGGGCCCAAGCAGGTGCCCTCGGGTAGGAGGTGCCCGATCACCTCTCCCCACCTCCTGCTTGATCGCATTGTGAATTGAGTGGCCGACCTGGTCCTTAGGAGCACTAAACTGATCATACGCTGCCCGGTATTCCGGAGATCAGGTGGGCGCGGGGGAACAACGCCATGAGACACGCGAGCCTCGCTTTCACAATTTGGGTCATAAGCGGGTATGGTGATCTTGTCGTTCTCTGGGTCAAGATCAAGGGCATCGGTGCTGAAGTGGGCGGCCAACTTACTAGTCTCACTTGCCACAACATCCATACCAAAGTTAATGTCAGCTTTGACGAGGGAGCTCTCACGAAATTTGCGGGCGATCTCTTCGGGATCAATTTCTTCCTGCTGCAATATGTGGAGATCAATATATTGCGTAGCGCCCACCGCAGAATCAACATCGCCTGAAGGCCCTAGGTCTTCGTCCAACATCTCAATTTCCTCTTCGTCAAGGCCTATGTCAGCGAAGGCAGCATGAGCAAGATGGATGTCGAGCATATAATCATGGGAGCATACAGCACGGAAACTACCCACAACCAATGGCACCTCATACTGGAAGCCACCTCCACGGACATACTCTTCCGCGTCATAGTCACTTTCTTCGCTGTCTGAAGACATGGTGGACAAGCGTGGGAATATGGATCGTGACCCAAATATCCCATATCCCCACGGCTTCC